CAGTAGGCCCATTTGCATCAGTTGCTAGTTTAGGTCCAGGTGCTGGAGAATCTCCTTATTTACAAGTCGGTGATATTGGGTATGCAGATAGTCGCTTGTATATTTTAACTGGAGCTAGCTCAACTGGTAAAGCATATACTAATGCTTTGTCAGGGTGGGCATATATAGGCAATATACCTGATGATACATCTATTGAATTTGATAGTAATAATAAGCTTTCTGTTAAAAACCAAGGTTTAGATTCACAAAATATAGGTACAACATTTTTCGGAGATGGTTTATTATCATCTAATACTATACCCGGGGAAGCAAGTGTAGCATTTAATACAGACTTTTTAGAGCTATCAAGTGCTACTGGAGTAAAGGGGAGATTGACACCTAAGCAAAATTCTATAACAAAACGAGAGATAAAGGCTTTATTCCCATCAGCAAGTGGTTTAAAGGGAGGTGATGGGGAAGAGTTAGCTCTCAGTGTTAATGAAGATCAATTTAAGTTTGATGCTAATAATAAATTAGAACTTAAGAGTGTAGGATCATTAACATTTCCTATATCTACATGGGCTGGACCAGGTGATGGAACATCCTCTACAGAGGGTAGATTAGGTGGTGGTTTAACTGTAAATACAGCTTCAAATAAGCTTGAAACAACGTTACAATCTGTAGATGGTGAGCTTCTTATAAGCGATAATGGGGTTGTATCATTAAACGGAACTACTTCAGCGTTTCAAGAAAATCCTTTTTTAAATATAGAAAAAGGATTAGTTACACAAGTAAAAACTTCTATATTCGACGTTGTTACAGCCACTGGGCTATCAGGAGCTGGAGCAGGCGATGGAGTACCTATAGGTTCTATTTTACCACATGCACAAGCATTTGCGGAACCACCAGCTGGGTATGTTCTCTGTAACGGTGCAGCATATGATGCAACCACAGATACAAGGTATAGAGAGTTATTTGACAAGATAGGTACTGTATACGGTGGATCAGGTATGTCTAACTTCAGAGTTCCAAATTTAACTGGAGGTGATGTACTTCTTTATGGTTCGGAAGGAGCAATTACAGCTGGTACAAAAACACTATTTTTAAGCGCTACAGAGTCTCACTTGTCCGGTCCTAAGACAGGAGCTGGCGGACCTTCAACCTTAAGTGCTTTTGGTGTTAATTTTATTATTAAATATGCTGAAGACCCAGTCTTAAATATTTTTAACGGAGCTCCAAACCAAGTTGCTAATAATTTTGGAGGTCAATACTCGCAGCAAATTTGCCATGGCTTAGACTCCGGTGGCGGCGCTATCACATTAAGTTCAGCTGGCTTTATAACAATGGCTTTATCTGGGCAAGTTCGCAATCCTGATAATACAACTAACAATAAGTATGATAGGTATGCGATACCGGTTTATAGCTACTAAATATTTTACACATGTCTATACAAATTTTAGAAAATACATTATTAAAACTTCTCGTTAGAAGAGGTACAAATTTTGATCGACAGCAAATAACATTAGAAACTGGCGAATTAGGTTACTCAACTGATACGAAAAGGTTGTATATTGGTGATGGTACAACTAAGGGTGGTGTTATAGTTGGAAATAAATGGGCAGGTGAAGCAGCTGATCTAACATCATTAGCACCGGTAGCGAGTGGTGATTATGCATATGATACAGATAATCGCGAGTTTAAAATTGTAACTAAAGGTACAGGAAGTGCTGCAGCAGACTGGGTTACTGTTGCAACTTATTTAAGCGCGTTTAATACTTCAATTACTATTGATGCAAATAACAGAATATCTGTTGGGACTCTATCAGCTGGTAATTTTTCGTTAAATGCAATAGGAAACTCCTTAACAATTGATGGGTCAGAAAAATTAGCGTTAAGTTCTACTATAAGTATAGACGAAATTACACAGAATAGCACGGGATTAACTGATTATCTCACTTTACCGTCAAAAATAAATGTCGGTGGTGTACCATATACTTTTCCTACTACTGGTCCGCAACAAGAGGACTTTTTAGCTTTTGAAAAAAGTAATGGTGCTGGAGGATCTCAACTTACTTGGAAAATACCAAAAGAAGTTCTTACAGCTGTTGCACCAACTACAGCAGCTTTAATTCCAGTCGGTTCTATTCAGACATACGCTGGGCCATTAACTAGTGCACCATATGGTTGGCTTAATTGTAATGGTCAAGCAGTTAATGCTGTAACGTATTCTGAGCTCCTTACCGCATTAAACGGACAATATGGACGTAACTTTACAGATAATACCTTTAATGTACCTAATTTAAGTTCTGTATTTATACATGGCTTTGACTCAACAACCAACAGTCTAGGTGCACAATTTCCAGCTCGTGGAGCAGGTTTATCAGCTCAAAAGACAACGCTTTCAGCCGTTGGCATGAACTTCATTATCAAAGCTTTTGGTGGTGTAACTAGTCCAGCATATACTATTGGTAAAAACCTTTCTGCTACTATAGAGTCAGCATCAGGCATTACCCAAAATGTAACAGATACATCTTTTAATCCTCTTAGTGGTATAGTAAAAATAACAAGACCTCAGCCAGGTATACAGATTTTTGACACACCAGGTATAACACATACGTTTAAAATGCCCGGTGGTGTATCTTATGTTAAGTTTTACGTAACTGGATCCGGATCTCCAGGTAAATCGAGAAGTGGTAATGCAGGATCTACAGCTATTGGATATCTATCTGCACCTCCAGGAACAGAGTTTCCAATTGTTGTCGCAGCAGCTCCGATTGGATTTACTAGTGGTAAATCTAGTTATATATATGAACCTGTTGCAGATGGTAGTGATCCATTAGTTACTGCACCAGGTGGTTTATATAGGTCAACAGGTGCCCCAACACCTACAGTTGCGGAAAGTGTCTATCTACCAACAGAAACACTAAGACTTATAGGTGGTGTTGGTCATGTAGATACTGATGATAGTGGAGAAGAGGAAGGATTAGGAGGTTCAGGATTTTACGGTAATAGTCCCGCTTTTGGGGGTGGTCAGGGATCTCATAGTAATAAACCAACAGGACCAGCTCCTAGAACGGGTATTGTTGTGTTTGAGTGGAACTAGTTGCTTTATAACGCATAGAATATAACTACAGTATGGAAGAAGTTATAGTTGAAGGTCTTGATTTTGAAGATTTTGTAACTCTAAAAGAGATTTTATCTAATAACACTAGCTTTAAGTGTAGTGAAAGTCAATTGCATGCTAACGCAAATATATTAATTGAAAAGATAGATAAAATTCTTCAAGTCTTTGATGATGAATAAATACTTGTATGAATACAAGTGTTTGCAGAGCTAATGCACTCTGTGAAGAGTTTTCCGACTACGTTATCTATGATAACGAGTTTGAAAGCATCCTTGTTAATATACCATTCGAACACTTTAAGACGGTACATTTAGAGTTATCAAAGTTAGGTTATATGTTAGTGTTTAAGACACAAATTAAAAAAACAAAATCTCTAACCTGTACTTTTATAAAGGAATGAGTAATTAAATATATATATGGCAGCATTAGCAGGATTTCCAACAGATATATCATTA